CTTGTTTCGTCAATGTTGAAGAAAGCATCTTCTGGTTGGCCGGGCTTGACACCTGTTACTACGAAATGAGTTAATTTATCTCCGATTGTTTTCATTTGATTTCTCCTTTGAATATGAAAATTTTACTTTACTGCTTGACAGTTTGGACAGATAAGTTCCAAGTTGGTCTCTACATTGTTATGGACATCTCCGTCTTTTTGCGTTACAATCAACGGTGCCGGATTGCCCTGCCACTCTTCGAGGCCGCATATCTCGCACTTATGACCACGACTTTGAATAAGATACTCTTTGATATACTCTGGAACGGTTTTCCAATTATATACACTATACTCACTCTTCCATTCTTCAATTCTTTTTTCACTCAGTGATCTTTTTCTGTGGTTTTGTTGGCACTGGTTGTTACAATATTTGCTAAGATAAGAACCACCTCTTATTGGATTTTCTCTAGCGCAATATAAACAGTTGAATATATTTTTACCCAAATTTAGCACTTCGAATGTGTCATCTGGATTTTGATTTTGGGATTTTCCTTCCCCGCCTGCGGTTTTATTATATAATATTCCTGTGTTGATATCTTTTCTGCCGTATTCAGATATTAATTGTTTTTCTAATTCAAACGCTTCATCCTCGCTTATGTCACTTTTATAAAACACAATTCTATTTTTATCTTGTGGCGGATGAACAATTCTGCCAACACATTTTGTAACACGATTGCCACTACCTTTACCAATATAATACGGAGTCCCATCTTCTCTTAGATACCCGTAAACATAAAATTTATTTGACATTTTGATTAATTTTTAAAGTAAATATTTTTTTGTAGAGTGCTTTAAAAGCACTCTTACTTTTACTTATTGCTTTACAAGTATCAATTATATGCATATATAATAGTCAAATCAAGTATTTTGATTAACTTGGGCAATAAAAACGGACCCGAAGGTCCGAAAATTAATTTTTAAAAATCGCAGTGACAGTCTTGGGTTATACTGTGAATTCCACACTTGCCAGCATCATCAATTTCGTAAGCATAACCTAATATGCAATACATTGCCAATCTCCGCTGACCGCTTTCGCGTTTGCACTTTTTCCCGACTGTCGGAAGGGATGATCGTAACTTAGGGTTCGGCTAATTTGGTTTCCCGTTACCATACCATCTTGGTATGTTACCAGCCCCCACGGGCGTCATCCTTACCGTGCTGTCCTTTACTGCGTTATTCAATTAAAGGCTGTTTAATTGTTTCTTTAATTTCTTGATTTGATAGGTATTCAAATCAAACCATTCACCACGAATGTGTTTTCCTGCCGCTTTAAGTGTGTCATGAATAGTGCGCTCCACCTTGTTTGCGTTGTTTAGTTTCTTACTAACGAACACTTTTTTAACTTCAAATGGATTTTCCTTTTGGATTTCACTCTGGCGCACACTAAACTTACGGTCTGTCCAACCAATTTTAGTTGGGGAATTGGGAATATCGAGTTTCGCCAAATAGATATTCCCTGGTGTTGCTGGAGTCTTTGCACGTTTCTTAGCTTGTTGTTTGGCAGCGCTGAACTTTACCTTTTCGGGGTTTGCTTTGCGATATGCTTCTGCGTATGCTTTTACTTTCTCAGGATTTGCTTTACGCCAGGCCTGTTGCATAGCTTTGACTTTTTCAGGATTTGCCGCCCTCCATGCCTTCACCGATGCCTTCACCTTTTCAGGGTTTGCTTCGCGATATGCTTTTGCATATGCTTTGACTTTTTCAGGATTTGCTGCCCTCCAGGCCTGTGTGGCCGCCTTGACTGCCTCCTTGTTTTCTAGCCGGTACTGGCGATAGTAGAGTTTTTTCTGTGCTTGAGTTTGTGCCATGATGCGCCTTTATAAAATGTCCTCTCGGACGGGGTTAAAAAATAGTTACATTACAAGTGGGCCTAAGCCCTTTTTTACTTCAAGGAAATTTAAATATCTCCACTGATAGCATAGCATAATTCTAGGCTCATCAGTAAGTTTTTCTACATCGTGTACATTTTTACAACGAAATAGATACGCTTCATTTGGTTGGGCAACAAAAGATTCATACGGTGGCAAGACCACGTCATCATATGAATAGCAATTGGCTTCTGTTTTGCCAGGATACGCTTTTGGAACTGCATTCGTCTTTGCGTAGTAGAAATTAGTGGTGTCTATGCCAGATGTTTGTGCATAGTAGTTTAACGATGCGGCAGTGCCATGATCCCTATGTGGGTGCAACTTTCCCTTGCCAGTCATTACGGCAATCTCAATCCAATCAGGTTTAATTGGAAGTAGAGTGTCAAACTTGTGTAGGCTACGGAACTGTTCAAGGTTGGTAACATCGTGGTATGCGATGGTAACGCCAAATGATTCATAGCTGTAGCGTAGGTCGCCCACAAACATAGACCAGTCGTCGACTGGCGTAATAAAGTCGGGATTTATCTTCACATGCATAAATCATTCCTTTCTATGTTGTGGTTAAAAAATGGTGCGCCAGACAGGAATCGAACCTGCTACATGATGATTTAGAGTCACCTGCCCTTGCCTTACGGGCTACTGGCGCATGAATGTATTGTATAGCAACTTGCGATTTTATTGCAAGTGTCGTTGAAATTATTTTCTGTACTGTGTGTTTTTCGCAACAGCATTGAATAACATTGATGTGTCAACCTCGTAATCACAGGCGATCGCCGCTAGTGCCGCGGTGTCCTTGGGGAAACACGCCCCGCCAAATCCACGTTTGCCATCTGGGCCAGGTACCTGCCAATGTGTTGTTCCTAGGCGTGGGTCTGTTTTGGCGATGTTTGCAATGGCTTCGTAATTCATGCCCATTTTATCGCAAAGATCTTTGTATTCATTGTTAATGATTACTTTCATGGCCAGCATCGTGTTTGCTACATATTTAAACATGCTCGCTTCGCCAATTGTGCAGAATTCTGGTGTGCCCTTAAATGTAATCTTATCAGTCATGATTGCTTTATAGACTTTGGATTGGATAGTCCAATGGCATCCGATTACGATCTTGTGGGGGTTCAAGTAGTCATTAACTGCTGTGGCTTGTACAAGGAATTCTGGTACGTGCGCCAACTCTAATCCACTGCGATCTTCTGCATTTGAATAAAACTCCGGACTTGCCGTACTTTTGCAGATGACCACGCCTTCATACCCAGCAAGATCATTTAGCACTTTATTAAGGATAGATGTATCGCATTCGCCGGTATTGCTTTGTGGGGTAGGCACACAAACAAAAATTGCATCACACTTTTCAATTAGATCGTCTATGGTCCAATTAAATTCTTTATAAAGTGGATCTACTATCATGGGATCGTCATACGCCGATGCCACTGCCTTGCCCACAAAACCATATCCTATAATACCAACCTGCATTTGAACTCCTACGTTTAGAATATTTAACAGAAAAGAAAAGGGCTCTTATAAAAAGAGCCCTTAATGGTGACGGTCTCTAATTTAAATTAGAAACTTGTTGATACTACAAGACCAACAGTCTGCTTGTAGAGCTTTTGTCCGTCAACAGTGTCGGCTGTCTTAACTTCTGAACCGAAGCTACCGTTCTTGTACCAGCGTGCTGATGCGGTCCAAGACTTGTAGAAGTTATAGCTAGCACCTAGGTTATAATCGGCGTAGTTCAAGTTGTCTTGATTTTGTCCAACATATGTACGACCTGCGTGTGCCAAGAGATTAACTTTTTCGAACCCTGGAACTGGGTACTTAACGTCAGCTTGGAAGTACTGTGTACCATTGCTATTTGCGATACCGAAGTAGTCACCCATTGAACGGTTATACTTAACGCTTACTGGCCCATATCCTAGACCAGCAAACAATTCGTTTGTAGTAAAGTTCTTGTCAGTGTTGTCAGTCGTTGCGCCTGGGTAGAAATAGTTGGCAGAACCAACGTCTAGTGTTAGGCCATTGAACAGTTCTTTCTTGAAGCCAATTACACCGTCAACTTCTGCGCCAGAGCTATTTGCGTACTCTTGTGCGCTAACTGAGCGTGCTGCGCCAGAAACATATACACCATAGTTGCTAGTGTATGTTACGCTTGCTTGTACGCTTGCGCCATCTTGTGTTTGGCTGATACCGCGGAAGCGATAATCGGTACCAAAACCGGCCGATCCAGATAGATTATCGGCGTATGCAGTAACTGATACTGCGGCTAAAATTGCTAGAATGAATTTCTTCATATAATTACTTTTTCCTTTTGAATTTAAAGTCACCAATTTTATCCCACTTAGTGGGATAGAACTCCTAAATTATACAACAGCGTTTTGTATAATACAATCCTTTTGATCATCATTTATTGCTATAATTTGCTTCTAAGTTGTTTAGATACTGTGTGAGATCGCCACTCATCAAAGTTAGCATAGATGCTTCTTGTTCCTCGAATACTATAATTTTCGTACGCTTGAGTAAGAAATACGGGCCTGGAAATAAACGTTCTAGTCTTAGTAGATCTTGGTTAGTTACTTCTCCGGGTAGAGAAAATTCATAACTTGTTAAATTAAGGTTTGATTTGGTAAATTTTAGTCCGTGAAAAGTTAACCGCAAACTATTGTTGTCTAGTGGATTAACCCACCACGCTGGTATGTAATCAGGTAAAAAGGTTATGCCAGCTTGTGAACAAAATATTTCAGTTAGTTGGCGTTGTGTATAACGCTTATGGGTATATTTGCTCACCTTGCTTTAATAAGACAACAGTAAATTTGTCCGTTTTAAAAAGAGTGTTGAGCTTTTTGCACAAGTTAATTGCATGCCCTGGGTTGCTAAAACTAATCTTAGCATACTTGGGTCCTGGATAATTTACCAAGACGTTAAAAGTTTTCATGTTAATGGGTTGCTTGTCATAGAAAACCGCCCAGATGCCCTCACTCGCCAAAATTTGTTGGCTTTTGTATGTTGCTTTGTTTACGTGGTCCAACAACACCGTTGGTTTTGGTCTCGACATCTTAATATCCTCGATCTACTATGTATTTATATTTAATATACGCACATTATTTAAAACTGCCGCCATCTACCCCAATATTGGCAATACTAACCTGCGTAGATTGAGTTTTGGATAGATTAGATATAGTTGCCATTAGATCGTATATTTCAGCGTGTAGGCTACGTGCTTCTTCGGGTGTTAAAATAATCTGTTTGGCGCCTGTTTGGTTAAGAACACGCACCTTTTCGTTAAACTTTTTGATATGGAATGGTAAGTCACTCATGATTTAAGTAATTCCCACAACTTGTATTGTGCCATAAATGCATCAAAATCTTCGGGCTTTTCCTCAAAGACGTCAACACCAGTGATGGACTTTGTATCTGCCAGAATAAGATAGAACCGCAACATATCCAAGGTCTCAGCGGATGCATCGGGCATCTTATTTCTAAGATATGCAATGTCATCTGCCTTGCACCTAGTCCTGGTATATGGCGCTAGGTTTTCGGTGACTGCTGCAGATACAGTAATCCCAGCCATTACTTGTAATTGATCAAGTTGCATTTTGTTCAGTAATCCAATCAGTGGCACGCTCTTTTGTTTTGAACGGGCCTTGGTATTCATGGCGATTTAACGTAATGATTTTTGGGCAATAAGTATGCACCCAGGTGCTTGAGTATTTTACTAGGTAATGCCCAGCACAATAGAAACTTTTAGAATTTGTGTTCTTTGTGTAAATTGGCAGATACCGTTGCACATCAAGTACTTCGTTGTGCGGTCTAGATGAAGTCGGATATCCATACACTTCGTACACTTCTTGTTTAACTGCCTGTTTTTTGTCAGCCTTAACGATCTGTATGTTGTACTTGGATGTCAACAGTTTAATTGACGGAAATACTTCACGTTCGTTATCGTGGACATAAGCAAAGCCACCCTCGTCGATGGCTTGGATAGTTGCTATTTTTGTGCCGTCTTCTTCGACGATCCAAAACTTATTTTTAACAACGGGTTTGGCAATGTAAGTCATGTTCATAGTAGGATGTATAAAATCAAAATATATGTTAGTGTGTGCAGTAATTGATCTGCGCCTAACAGTACCCAGAATTCTGGATGCGTGTCTGGCTTCCAGCCATATTTGGCATTAATGTTCATCTTTGCCCAGTCAATATGGTAGTGCACGAGTCCGTCCAGCCATGCTAGCATAACAGCCATGTCGGCAGTAGTGAAGAAGAACAGGATAACCATGGTACCAAAAGCATGAAGTCCTGCATGTAGTACCCCGCCTGGATGCAGGTACGTGCCTTTGTTTTGCCATTGGAAAGGAGTTTGCAATGGAAAATCAATGATAAAATGTTTTAGCGCAAACAGCACCAAGAATAAAATAATAGCGTCTACGTAGCTCATTTTGTATGCTCCTTTCGGTATGCTTCTGCATTTGCCTGACGGCACAACTCTCTAACCTGAATCGGAATATCTGGACTTATCTCAGCTATACTACAGTTATACATGGCAGTTTCTTTGTTACCAGTATAATATGCTATAGTAGCAATCACAAGACACATGACTAACACCACTGTAACTGCCTCATAAAAAGTATCCTTAACATCATTCATTCAACACGCCCTTTTCTGGGTATGATGCGCCTAGGAACTCGTTGAAATCAGCAGCACGCTCACTCATCTTAGTAAGATCATATTTGCCACAGAACTTCATAAAGTGGATACCAATCATTGGGCGGTGAAGAGGCACGGCATTAGTAGCAATTGTCTCCGCAATCACACCTTTGATGTGATCTGGCTGGGCGGATAAGTCCACTAATACGACGTTGCGGTGATAGTCGTCTAATACCTTGTGCTCTTCACCATTATGGTCGGTCCAGCGTTGCAGCATTAGGTTATTCCATGCAAAGCCTTTACTATCTTTGTCCGCAAAGGCTTCTGTAAGACCAACCTTATTTTTACTTCCTTTAGTCCTGACCCCCGGGAACGCACTAAAGATATTGTCGCTGGAATCTCCCCGCATGCACTTTTCAAAAAGAATCCACTTAGGGTTCGGAATTGTTTTGGGTTCTTTTGTTTTTTTATCCAGGACTGGCTTACCTTTTTTGTCGAAAATGCCTTGAATAGTGTAGAGTTCTTCAGATATGCCATTGAATTGGTTCACA